GATCGTTTCAAAGATTTTGATGAAACAAGATTACGTCAAATGGCATGGAGACACGGATACGGCAAGATGAGTCCTTACTACTGGGATAGAGTTCAAAAAGGTAAGTCAGTATCTGAAGCAAAAAAACCAAAACCAACAAATCCTAGCAAATGGGCATATTACAAATCACAAGCTAAAAAAAAGTTTGATGTTTATCCATCGGCTTATGCAAATGCTTGGGCGGCTAAAATGTATAAAAAAGCCGGCGGCGGTTGGAGAATGAGCAAAGAGGCTGTTGATGGATTGCAATATCATTTTGATAAAGGCATTCCGTTAAGAGAAACTGTATACAGACCAGGATCAACTGCATTTTTTGAAATGTTTGAATTGGCCAGAGCATTGTACGAACAAGGTATGATTTCTGTTGATTGGGAAGATGCAGAGTTGTTAGAAACTGACATAGGTGATGTTGTTAAAACTGCAAAAGGTGATATTGCATTGGACATACCTTTTGAAGATCAACTTGATGAAGCAGAGTACCAAGGTAAAAAAGTAGAGCTCAATAAACCAAAACGTGGCGGTAGTAAAAAGTTTTATGTGTATACTCGTAATCCAAAAACTGGTAACATCAAAAAAGTCAGTTGGGGAGACACAACAGGGTTAAGTGTTAAAGCACATGATCCTGCAAGAGTTAGAAGTTTTGTTGCAAGGCATGATTGTAAAAATGCCAAAGATAAAACCAAAGCAAGTTATTGGGCTTGTCGTACACCTAGATATAAAAGTTTAGGTGTTAAAGGAGGCCAGTGGTGGTAAAGCCTTATTCAGATAATACTCTAGCAAAAGGAATTATTCGTAGGGTATTTGACGAAACAGTTGATACTAATGAATTAGTATGGCACCAAGATCATAACACAAGAAAAATCACAGTTATAGAAGGATCAGGTTGGCAGTTACAATTAGATAATTCATTGCCGGCAGTGATATCAAAAGGCGACACATTTGTTATTGAAGCAGAGCAATATCATAGAATTATAAAAGGAAATACTAATTTAATATTAGACATTGACGAAGTCAATAAGTGAGGTATAAAAACATGTCAGCAATAGCAGAAAAAACAATTAAGTTGAATATGGACCAAGTGATTCAAGCACTTGCAGACTACATGTATGATGAAGGTATGATTGATGATTTTGAAACTAACGGAACTATGGTTTATGAATTAAACAATGATGCTTCAGTTACAGTAAAATTAAAATTTGATAAACCAACAATGCAATAGAGAACACAATGTTAATTAGCGAAGTACTCAATGAAGAATACTATGAGTCAGATAAGGAAAACAAATAATGCCAATCACAACAGACGCAGGTGCCAACGGTGGTACAGACAATACAGACACGAGTTTAAACGGTGAATACAGAGCAGGTGCAGGAATATATGTAAATGCTGAAGGTCAATGGACCAGTCCCAATGGTACTGTTCTTAAAGGACAAGCACTAGCCAAAGCAGAAGCCAACGCAAGTGCCAAGTACGGCGTGGGATATAGAAACGATAATCTCTATGTTCAAGCAGTCGCAGAAGCAAAATTAAGATGTGAAGCGGCAATCAAAGCAGAAATGCAAAAAGGTAATCACACAGCAGGTGCAGAATTATATGCCTATGCTGAAGTGTATGCTTGGGCAGGTGGTGAAGCCAATGTGGGTAAAGACGGTTGTTGGTTTGAAGGTGGTGCTATCGCAGGTGCTAAAGCAGGTGCTGGCGCTAGAACATATTATACCAACGATGGTTTGATTCCATTTGCTGTTACTAATGACACTTCAGTAAGTGCAGGTGCTCAGGTGGGTGCAAAGATTGGTGGTGGTTATCAAGTGCCAGATTGGAACAAAGACAGTAAACCAATTACATTTGGTGGTGAAGTAAACATTGCTCTAATTGCAGGAGTTAAAACAGGTGGTACAGTAACAGTTGATGTGGATCCAGTTTATGATATGACTATACAACCAGTCAACGATTATATCGTAGAACCTGTTAAAGACAATGTGATACAACCTGTAAAAGATAATGTGGTAAAACCCATACAAAATAATGTGGTCGCACCAGTAAAAGATGTAGTTGATAAAATTATTCCTAGTGT